GCACTAGGCAAAAAAGGCAGAGCAAGTGCGGCACGTAGGAAACGTAGAAAAGATCCAAATCCTAACAGACGTGGCAAAGCAATAAACGTAAACACAAAGAAAAAGAAATAAATGAAATTTATAATAGTTAACGGCACATTAAAACCAAGCACAGAATCTAATGTATCTGTGATTTGTGAAATGGTAAAATTAGGGTTTGAAAAAGTTGGCCACGAATGTGAAATAGTTAACATGGCAGAATTGAATTACAAGAATAGCACAGAAGACGAAGACGATGACCTTAGACCGGTAATACACAGAATGATCAAGCCAGATGTATCGGGTATAATAGTTGCTACGCCTATATGGTGGGGAATGTTCAGCAGTCACACACAGGCATTGATTGAAAGACTAGATTACATAGATACTTGGAGTTTAGATGACAATCATTTCAAACCAATGATGGGCAAAGTCTTTGGAAGTATTGTGTCAGGTGCAGTAGATGGCTGGCAACACATTACAGGTACCCTTTACAGTTTTGCATCTAATCTATCATTAACTGTACCACCGTTGTGTAACATAGAATCAGAAGCACAAGGCAAGGACAACATATTAAAAGATTCAGAAACCATTGGCATGGTAAAAAGTTTGGTAAACAATATGGTTGTTTGGGCAGAGGCCATGCAAAAAGGTGAGACTGCCAAAAAAGGTCGACACAAAGGCCACACAGAATAATCCAAATACCTATTGACTCTACATAAGATTTGTTATATACTTGTGGAATAACAACAGGAGAAACAAATGGCAGTAAGAAACTTTAATGATGCGGAGAAACAAAAACTTGTCCAAATCATATCACAAGGCTCACAAGTACTAGGCGAAGTCGAAGATTTAAGATCAGGTCTTAAAGACACAGTGAAAGCAATAGCAGAAGAGCTAGAATTAAAACCAGCACTAATCAACAAAGCAATATCTGTGGCACACAGAGGCAACTATCAAAACATTGCCGATGACATGGACACACTTGAAAGCATACTAAACACAGCCGGTAAACTTTAATGCTAGACAAAGTCAGATCATTCTGGCTTCGTAGTTTTGAGAGTGACAGGACAGCATTTTATTTTGAACTTGTCAGTTTCGTATTCACAGTTGGAGCCAGCCTTACATTAGCGATCACAGCCACTGACCCAGACATGACAATCGTGTATCCTATGTTCTTTATTGGAGCAGTCACACAATGTTATGCTTCGTACAGAAGAGAGGCGGCGTTCGTAATGATGATCACTGGTTACTTTTCAATCATAAATGTCTACGGCTACGGCGTAGCAAGTTATTGGTGGTAGAATTGTTAAAAATACTAAAAGAGTTTTGGATAACAAGTTATAAGACAGATAAAATTGCTTTCTATATGGAAGTGTTTTCTGTGGCGGTCACCGTAGCAGGATCTTATTTGCTTACCTTTACCTCACCGGGACCTGACATGCGTTTTATTTTTCCATTATATCTGCTGGGCTCAAGCACACTTGCTTATGCATCTTACCGTAGAAGAATAATTTGGACTTGCGTTTTGGCATCATGGTTTACTATAATGAACATAATAGGAAATTTAAGAGTATTTTAATGAAAACAAAATATATACACGTGAATCAACACAAAATAAGAGCAAATAAAAAACACGGAACCAACGAACCAGTGATAACCATCAAAGAAGGTTCTAAAAATACATACTGTCACGAAGTTGAGGTACTTGGACCTAGCAAAATAACATATGGTGGGAATGATAAACCAATACTATCTTGTGGTGCAAGAGTTGTTATCAAAACACAAAGCGAAATAAAGATTGTTAAATGAGTTACATAGACGCATTATATAAAAAAGATGAGGACAAAGTTTACGTAGTTGAAAGAAATCTCAAAAACGAGAGAGTTTTCACAGAGTATGACGCCAGATATGTTTTTTACTACCCAGACAACAAAGGAAAACACAGAGGTATGTCCGGCGAAACACTTCAAAGAGTAGTTTGTAATACACAAAAAGAATTCATCAAAGAGCAAAGGATAAGATCCAACAAAACTCTTTATGAACAAGATATCAATCCTGTGTTCAGATGCCTTGAGGAGAATTATTTAGGCAAGGAGACTCCCAAGTTGAATACGATGTTTTTTGATATTGAAGTGGATTTTGATCCTGAAAAGGGTTATGCCACAACAGATGATCCGTTCATGCCCATAACTGCCATAAGTTGTTATATGAGCTGGACGGATCAACTGGTTACATTTGCTGTTCCGCCAAAAACAATTACCATGGGTGAAGCAAAAATGCATGTGGAAAGATTTGAAAACACAATGCTTTTTGAAAAAGAAAAGGATATGCTTGATGCTTTTTTACAATTAGTAGAAGATGCTGATGTCATTTCCGGATGGAATTCAGAGGGGTATGATATACCATACACTGTTGGACGTATACAGAAAGTATTAAGTTCAGACGACACAAGGCGTTTATGCTTTTGGGGTGAAAAACCTAGGAAAAGAATGTTTGAAAAATATGGTCGAGAACAAATAAGTTATGACTTGATAGGTAGAGTACACTTGGACCTGCTAGAACTTTACAGAAAATACACATACGAAGAAAGGCACAGTTTTAGATTAGACGCAATTGGAGAACACGAACTAGGCGAAAAGAAAACTGTTTATGAAGGTTCATTGGATGCACTTTACAAAAATGATTTTGGATTGTTCATAGAATACAACAGGCAGGATACTGCACTGTTGGCCAAACTTGAAAAGAAATTGAAGTTCATAGAACTTGCCAATGAGATTGCACACCAAAACACTGTGTTGCTACAAACAACAATGGGTGCTGTTGCAGTTACAGAACAAGCCATTGTTAACGAAGCACACAGACGTGGTATGCAGGTGCCTGGTAGAAAATACAGAGACAAAGATGCAGAGCCTGTAACTGCGGCAGGTGCCTACGTGGCAACTCCACAGAAAGGAATACATGATTGGATAGGATCTATTGACATAAATTCTTTGTATCCATCTGTTTTAAGAGCATTGAACATGGGTCCTGAAACAATAGTGGGACAGATACGTCCTGTAATAACATCAGCAGAAATTAACAGAGCCAAACACGCCAAGAAATCATTTGCGGCGGCATGGGATAATCAATTTGGCAGTTGGGAATATCAAGCAGTGATGAATCAAGAAAAAGGAACTGAAATAATTGTTGACTGGGCCGACAATACTAGTGTCAGGATGTCTGCGAAACAACTATATGATGTGGTATTTGATGGTAAAAACAAATGGATGTTGAGTGCAAATGGTACTATTTTCACATACGAACATGAAGCAATCATTCCAGGACTATTAAAAAGATGGTATGCTGAAAGACAAGAGATGCAACGTAAAATGCATGAATGTGGAGATAATGAAATTGAGCGAGAGTATTGGGACAAAAGACAACTTGTTAAAAAAATTAATCTAAACAGTCTGTACGGTGCGATACTTAATCCAGGATGTAGGTTTTTCGATATCAGAATAGGTCAATCTGTTACACTCACAGGTAGATGTATCACAAAACATATGGGAGCCAAAGTAAATGAAATTGTTGCAGGCAAGTATGATCACAAAGGTGAAAGTGTTGTGTATGGAGACACAGACTCTGTTTACTTCTCAGCATACAAGACATTACAAAAAGAGATCAACGAAGGTGTTATTCCATGGACTAAAGATTCAGTGGTTGATCTCTACGACAAGATAGCAGAGGAAGTAAACACATCTTTTACAAATTTTATGACTAAAGCATTTCATTGTCCTAGCACACGAGGTTCTGTAATAAAAGCAGGTAGAGAGCTAGTGGCATCTAAAGGATTGTTTATCACAAAGAAAAGATATGCAGTATTATATTATGACAAAGAAGGAGAACGTGTTGATGTTGTTGGTAAGCCAGGAAAAATGAAAGCCATGGGATTGGATTTGAAAAGATCCGACACTCCTATATTTGTCCAAGATTTCTTGAGCGAGATACTAATGATGGTATTACAAGGAAAAGACGAACAGGAAGTACTTGAGAGAATAAGTTCCTTTAGAGAAGAATTTAAATCAAGACCAGGTTGGGAAAAAGGCTCTCCAAAGAGAGCAAACAATATGACCAAGTACACAGCGGCCGAAGAAAAAGCCGGTAGAGCCAATATGCCAGGACATGTTAGAGCAAGTATAAATTGGAATAGATGCAGAGAGATGTACGGAGACAAATACAGTATGTTGATCACAGACGGTGCAAAAGTTATAGTATGTAAACTTAAAAACAATCCATTAGGTTATACTAGTATTGCATATCCCGTTGACGAAATGCGTATTCCCGAATGGTTCAAAGACATGCCATTCGACGGAGAAGCCATGGAGTCCACAATACTAGATCAAAAAATAGACAATCTCATCGGTGTACTTGATTGGGACGTTCAATCAACAGAAACCAGTAATACGTTTAACAAACTTTTTGAATTCTAAATAACACTATGTTAAGTATTGAACAGATTAAACTACTCAAACACAAATTAAAACAATTGAAAGGCACAGACTGGGAAAAATTCCTCGGTGAGCAAATAGAACTACTTGAAGCATTAGAACGCAGTGTCGACGCAAACAACACGGACCAAATAAACAGATTAGACAAGACTTTGGATTGGTTTAGAAAAGATCTTGACCTAAAGTCACAGCACACTGACCATCTGTTGTCACAAACCGTGGAGACCAAAATCAAACAGTTTGCAAGGACCAACATCTACAACAGTTTGGAAATAGGACCCGGACGTGGGGTATATTCTAAAATGTTCCGATCATGGAGACTAAATTACTTTCTCGATGTATTACCGGAACTAGAACAAAAGATAAGACGTAAGTTCAATCCACAACATCAAAAATATCTTAAATTTTTCCTAACTAGAAATACTGAATGTAGTAATATCCCTCAGGAGTCATGCAACTTTGTGTTTAGTTGGGACACATTTGTTTTCTTTACACAGAATCATATACAACAATATCTGCATGATATCAAAAGAGTACTAATACCAGGTGGTTATTGCTTTATCCATTACGCAGATTGCCATTTTGATTATGATCTACACGAAGCTGAACGTGGTTATTGGAACTACAATACCAAAACCGAAATGAAAAAAATAATAGAAGACGAAGGTTACGAAGTTGTAGAGCTGAATCAATTTCGTCCAGGAGCAAATTACTTCATATGTAAAAAACCTGGTAAACAAAATCCAGCAGTATACAAAACTTCAGAAATTATTATTGACTAAGACCTAAATAACCTGTACAATAAGAACATTATGATAGACATCTTAAAAGACATCGTTAAACATACGCATGGATTGGGATTTTTGGATCTTGTCAAAATCAGTGGTAGCACTGATGAAACTGCAATTGACTCAATGGCAGAAGACAGATCAGTAATCTTGCAAGGGTCTTTTCACAAACCACAAGCGGAAATGTCTGGTACGTTTGGTATGCCTCAATTGAATAAATTAGATATTCACTTGAAGTGTCCTGAGTATAAAGACAAGGCAAAAATAACTGTATTGTCCGGTGAAAGAAATGGAGCCACAGTTCCAACAGGTATACACTTTGAAAATGAAAAGGGTGACTTTAAGAATGACTACAGATTTATGAATGCTGA